CCATTGTGTCTAAGGACAAACACATATTAGACGGACATCACCGTTGGGCAGCGACTCTGTTCTCTGAACCAACTGCAAAGATCCAAGGCATCGAAGCGAACCTTGGTATTGGCGATCTAGTCCCTGTGCTTCGTGCATTGGGGGACTCTATAGGAAACCAACGACGCGGCGAACCCAAGGGTGGGGATGTCAATATCTTCAAGGCGAAGTTCCAAGACGTTCTCGACGCAATCCACGACGGTAAGAATATGCACCCCAAGTTCTATGATAAAGACAAAGCGGAGGCATGGCTTGAGGGCATCGGTGGTGAAGACGAACTCAAGAAACGATTTGCATTCATTCAAAAACAGACCCCACCAAAGGGCGCACCTCCCCGNATTGAAATGCCTGTCATTGATGCAGACAAGGGTGATGAGAAGTTGGCATCGAAGTTGCTCAGTAAGGGCAAGTTGGATGTCCGTGCGCCATATGCAAAGACGACTGAAGAAAATGATCTTAGCGAATGGACTGACTCATTATTCAAGGGGTGGGTAAATGTCAAGACACGCAAAATTGTAGCCCACACAAATTCTAATATGCGACCGTGGCATGTTCAGATGATTGTATTGGACCCAAAAACATTTGGTGTTTCTGAGAAACAGATCAAATCATATCTCAGACTCAAGGTGGAGGACTGGGGATACTATGATGATGCTGAACGCATTGAGGGTGCTGTTGTTGATGCGTATAATAATCTGGTCGAGGGTGATAAAGATATTGATCGTGTGATAGAAATGATGGCGATGAAAAAAGGTTGGTGTCGGTTTGCACAGTCAGGTCAATGGGTAGACATAAAAGGGTCTGGAAAATTAGATAATCTCCGGCAGGCTTGTATCATTCTTGATCAGAAACATGGCATTTTTTCAGAAGGAAAGCCTGTTCAGAATTTAGAACTGGTTCTCAGGGCTCCCTTTGGCAAAATGGATGTGAAAACAAGGGGAACATGGAGAATAAATGACACCGATATCAAACGCTGGTTGCGACATGGAGGCGATCCCAACAAATTGCCCAAAGAAAAAGAATTAGAGCGACAGGATGTTACAAAGGCTCGTATGTCAGGTCGGCATCCTCCCGGTCATGATGAATGGGGACCGGTCAAAGGTCGTGGCAGTAAAAAATGGCGAAAAATGTATGCACACAAAGAACATCCATTCAAATTGAGATCATTCAAGCAGCACATCCTAAACGAAGACAAGAACACCCACCTCGAACACGTTGAGGATGAGGTCTTTGTTAGTTATGATGCTGCCACGAATGCTGTTGCGTTTCTTGAAGGTGTCGTGGGGATGCTCAAGGGGAATGCAAGTTCGTCCTACAACCTGACAGTCAAGTGGGACGGCGCACCAGCCATCTTCTGTGGAACAGATCCAGAGACAGGCGATTTCTTCGTAGGAACCAAGTCAATCTTCAACAAGACTCCGAAGGTGAACTACACTCCAGCCGATATCAGGAAGAATCATAGTGGTGATCTCGCCAAGAAACTTACTGTTGCTTTGGCTTACCTTCCCAAACTAGGAATCCGTGGAGTTCTTCAGGGTGATATGATGTTCACATCATCGGATGTCAAAGACATCAAACTCGACGGCGAATCACACACATCATTCCGACCCAACACGATCACATATGCCTTCCTTTCCACATCGGATGCAGCGAAGTCGATCAAGGCAGCAAAGATTGGTATTGTGTTCCACACTACCTACAAAGGTAAGACCATCTCTACGATGAAGGCTTCCTTTGGTGCCAAGACAAGTTCACTCAACAATACCAAAGATGTCTGGGTATCCAGCGCAGAATTCCAAGACGTATCGGGAACGGCAACGCTTACATCGAGTGAAAGTACGGACATCGAGGGACAGATCGCTGATATCAAGACGAGCCTCGCATCTGCCAAGTCGGCAATCAATATTCTTGGTGATACCAGTGTACTCGGTCCTTATATCAAGACCTACATCAATAGTCAAGTTCGACTAGGAACTCTTTCATTGGACATTGATACCCTAAAGATATTCATCGAGGGCAAGTTCAACGACAAAATCGACAAGGCAAAGAAAGAAGAGACTAAGGAAGCGAAGGAAGCCAAGAAGCAGGAAGTCCTTGCTTTCGTGGATACCAATTCGAGCAACCTAGAATCTCTGTTTGATTTGGTAGACCAGATGAGGGCTGTCAAGACAGCCCTCCTAAATAAGATGAACAGCATCAATAGCATTCGTACACTACTCCCCACAGACAAGGGATTCGAAGCAGTGAACCCCGAGGGTTATGTTGCTATTGATCACACAGGAAGGAATGCGGTCAAATTCGTTGATCGTATGGAATTTAGTAAAGCCAACTTCACAGTCGCAAAAGACTGGGTAAAAGGCTAATACAGGAGAAGCAATATGTTTCTAGCAAGCAGTTTTTTGGGTACCGTATGGTGGAGCGTTTTGATGTTCGTTGCAGGCACTGTTCTTGGTGCGCCTTTGTGGACATGGGCAAAGACCCACTTCCCTTGGAATAAGTGATTCCCGATGAAGTACTCCGCCTTCAAAGATTGTCTAGATGAGTCCACGACTGATAAATCAATCGTGTTCACATTCGGCAGGTTTCAGCCTCCCACATCTGGACACGAAANATTGGTAGACAAGGTAGTCTCTGTCGCCCGCAAGTTCGGTGCAGAGGCTGCTGTCTACCTTTCTCCTTCCGAGGGCGGACAGAAGAACCCCTTGCCCCTAAAGGACAAGGAGAAATATATGAAGTCTTTCTTTGGAAGAAGTGTTGACATCTATGCTGATAGTAAGTTCAACAACCCCTTCTATGTAATGAAGAACCTATCCGATCAGGGATATAAGAAAGTTTATCTGGTAGTCGGTTCTGATCGTGTGAGTGAGTTGAAGAAGAACATCTCAAAGTACATTGGTCACTCTGATAAGTCTAAGTCTTTTGACTTTACTGAGTTTGATGTGGTGAGTGCAGGAGAAAGAGATCCTGATTCAGAAGGTGTCGGGGGTATGTCTGCATCCAAGATGCGTGCTGCTGTGGTCGAAGGTGACTATGCGGCATTCAAATCTGGACTTCCTTCCACCGCAAACAGTAGATCAGCCAAATCTCTCTATGACAAACTGAGGGACAAGTTGGATGTCTCTGAAGACTATGACCTATTCGATATGATCCCCCTGAGTGTTCTCTTGGAAGAGGAAAGCGATTCGTCGCCCCCTAAAGCAAAGAAGGTCAAGCAGACCTTGCTGGTCCTCACAACTCAACCACCGGGGAGCGAAGAGTATCCCAAAACCGTAGAGAAGATGATTGAGGTGGCAAACGGAATGGGATATAAAATGTATCCTGTGTCTATAGACCATGCATTCATTCCTGATGATGGAATCGGAGATAATAGTATCTCCATCCACGATTACTACAACAACAACAAAGTCCTGAAGATCTTCCCAAAGAACACTACAGTGTTCGTGAGAGGCAGTGCAGTGATGACCAACGCAGGACAGGGACTTTTGAAGATACTTGAAATCTCTGGTGCAAAGATGATCAACGACTCAGAGTCTATGGATATGTGTCGTAATAAGTACCTCACATCTATCATCCTCAAGCAGAACAAAATTCCAATTCCCCGAACCACCCTCATCAACGATGAGTCAGACGTTGCTCTTGCTCATAAGTCTGTAGGTGGGAAGTTCCCGGTTATTCTCAAGACCATTACGGGTGCAGAGGGAATTGGTGTCTCTAAGATCGAGTCATTCGAATCTCTCAAGAGTGTTCTGCAATCTATGTGGAAGCATGAAGCGGAGATGGTGATGCAGGAGTATATGGAGATCAAGTTCGATGTTCGTACCATTGTGTTTGACGGAGAACCAATTGGTTCCCTGAAGAGAATCAAGGGAAAGAAGGACTTCCGTACCAATGTTTCTCTTGGCAATACCAGCAAACCTTACAAACTAAACGACAAAGAAACTCGAATCATCCTTGATGCTGCAAGAGCATCTCAGTGCCGACTCTCTGGTGTAGACCATATCCTTACATCAGACGGCATCAAAGTTCTAGAGGTCAATGGATCTCCCGGTTTCAATGCACCATCGTATATGCTCTATCCCGAAAAGGAAACGGGTGATGGAAGGGATGTCCTGAAGAAAATCATTCAACAATCACTCATCAACAAGAATCTCGTCAAATCGAAGGATGTTGATGTGATTGGATACTTTGAGAACTTTGAACTCAAAGATATTGGGAAGGTTCACGGCAAAATAGACACAGGAAACGAAGGACATAGCGTCCTTCACGCAACAGACATCAACATCAAGGGTGGGATGGTCACGTTCAAGACTACCAACCAGAAGACCCTCAAACTGCCTATTACCAGCACGATCACAATCCACATTGGCTCTGGTAAAGTTGAGAAGCGACCAACCGTCGAAATAGACACACATTTTGTAGGGAAGGACATCGGCAAGATCCGATACTCCCTTGCAGACAGATCTCAAAATTCTGCTCCTCTTTTGATCAGCAGGAAGATGATATCAGCCTTAGAAATTCAAATAGACCCATCAACTTCCTACATACTAGGAGAAGAGTCGGACACAGACCGAGAATTTAACCAGTTCATATTGGAGCAAGCAGAATGAAGCAGTACTCAGATTTCAAAACAAACCTTCGGGAACATCACGCACAATCATCGATTGCAATTCCTGACCATGGACTACCCAAGGCTGATTTGGATATCAACTTGTTTGCGATAGAGAATCATAACGTACTTGATCGACTCAATGCAGCCATAGGTTATATTACCAGTCGAGCAACTCTATCACCCGAAGCACTGGTCAACGAGATCGTGGTTCGGGTTCTGCATAAGGCAGGTCTGGATGTAGTTCGATCTCGTTCGACTACTGTTGACAATGTAGTTCATATCCCACTAGAACAGTTTGGTGGTAGGATGGGAATGACTCCCGAAGAGGGTTGGGTCAACGACGATGGTATCTCCCACAAGACTGGTGGACGAGGACTTGATCTTGTTCTTACCTACAACGAAGGCGCTGGTATGCACGCTGTTTCGGCATCGGTGGTCCTCACTGACATTCCTTCTGTTGTTGCAGAGGATGTAGAGGAAGAGAATCTCGAAGAGGATATCATGTTCGAAGTATTGGAATCGTTAGAAAACGAATANCCATTGTAATTGAAAAGGGATTGTATTACATAATGGATTTNTCTGTGCTGAATACACAAAATTATGTGATGTATGCAATGCGTAACTATGATAATCCGCAGTGCGTGGGAATGGCTGAATTTACGGAAGACTTACATAGGATCAAATATCTCAAACGACTCTTTCGTCGATTCCTCGACACAGGGGAACTCAAGGAGAGATTGATCCTGAACCACCTGATCACGTTTTATAATGTCTTTGGCATCGAAGCAGCCACCCGATTGATCTTCTATAGAATGAATGAAGAGTACTACCCTTTGGTGAAGACGTTTTTGGTATTTCTCAATCTATTCCCAGAAGGAGTAGAGGCAGAAGCAGAAATCAAGGAAGCAGATTTGATTAGCATACCGCTGAATGAGAATATCATCAGCACACTAAGGAGCATCTAGAAGAGTAATGGTTAGTCTATTTGATACATTCGTTGGATATAAGTTTATCAAGATGTTGGTTACGCCTTGGAAAAAGACTGAAGCATATAAGCGTGGTCTGATTGACAAGGATGGTTATGCACTTATCAAACGTAAGGACATCAAATCTGGCGACCGGATGCATTTTACGATCCTCCATACTCTCGTTTGGAACATCAAGAGACTCCTTGACAAACTTCCTCCAACCAAAACAAAACTAGGTTCGTTTGCAGTCGCTATTTGGTTGCTCAAGGACAAGATGTCGAAGGGTTATGTCAAGGAGAACTACCTTGAAGATGCCTTCCTGAATTATTTAGAGTATGAATATGATATGGACTGCACCGAGAAGATCGTCGAGCAGATCCTACTCCAAGACAACATACAAGAAGGAACCTACGAGGTTGTGAGTGCTGATATGCCGGAACTCTACAAGGGTGTAGAGGTTGGTGATGAGATTGTCCTAGAAGACTCTGTTCCCATAGATACATTGCTAGGCAATAACATTTACCAAGGAATTCATGTTCGATCAGGAAATAAGGTGGTGTTTACCGATGGACTCGTTCAAGAAAAGGATTGATGAGAAAGAAATGACCCCCGCGCAACTGAAGCGTCGGGAGGATATCGTTCTGTCTCTCAAGAAGAAGAAGGACGAATTCAAAGAACGCTACGGTAGTCGGTGGGAAGATGTGATGTACGCTACTGCCACCAAGATGGCAATGAAGGGCGAAGAGACTGAATTGGACGAGAGGGTTTATGACGTAGGAGCCAAGCCCACATTTGGTTTCAAGACAGGGGACTCTACCAATATACCCCTCTCCAAGAGAGGTAAGTCTGTTTATAGTTGGAGACAACCAAACCCAAAAAGAATGGATGATGGTTTGTTGTCGGATAAGCAACTCAAGTTTCTCAGGAAAGACTTTGAGAGATTTGAGGAGTTTGGTCCCAAGACCCACAAACTATACAAGCAAATTGTTTCCTGGCTCTTTCGGCAGGAAAAGGAAGTTCTTGTACAACTAGCAGAACTCGAACCACGAATTCGATGGTTGTCTCACTATGCATACAACCGACTTGTCTCCACTCGTGTAAAAGTCAAGAGCAAGATATTCGGACTGGACGAGAAGATTAGAATGCTGAACTATGGTGAGGACATCACCTACGTTGTAGACAAGAAAACTCGTAAGGTCGTTATGGGTCCAATTCATATCCAGAAGGCAAAAGAGTTTGTCAAGAAAAATGGCGGTGGATGGAAATATACTATCCTCGATAGACCAAAAAAAGATAAAAAGGTTGGCGATAAAATTGGTGTGTTAGAACAAAGGCAAACAGAAACGGAGTCAATAGAGATGGAAGAAAACTACGACAAAATGATGAAGTGGTATGAGACAAGTAACGAGAAGAAGGTATACGCCATTCTCGATAAAAATAAAATCAACCTCCCCGCAGAAGGGTTTACTCTTGTTCAGAACATGCTAAAGAAACATCGAGATAATGTCAAGAAGGCTGCCGATGAGATTATGAATAAGCACTACCCGCACCTGAAGGAATCCGTTGATGAACTGGATGAAGCATGGGACGCAGAGGGTGTAATTCGTAATGCCGAAATCGGTTCCAAGAAGGGTTATGGTATCAACATCAAAAAGACTGGTGGAGTTACCAAAACCCCATACAAGCACATGCTTATGACGATGCGGCGTGACAAGAGTGTCAGAGTTACTTTTGATTTCGGTAAAGATGAGTTTGAGGGTACACCCGAATCGGTTGCCCGTTATATCAATAAAATTCTTGGTATCAAAGAATCCGTTGATGAACTGGATGAAGCACGAAATGACACGATAACCATAACATTCGAGTTTCCTAACAACCGAAAAGCCAAGAAATTCGCCTATGATATTTCTAACTCTCTTATTGCGACAGGAGAAGTGATTGGAAATAAGGTCGAGGTAGAACCATTCGATTACGAGAGAAAAACCCATCAGGCACTCGCTAAGTATATGAAGAAGAACGGTGGGGAACTTATTGATGAAGACGCACCAACAAACTCAGCCGGTTCTGGTGGTGTTTCTGGTTTCACCCCCGATACTGTTGGTGTATCCAAGAAGAAACAGAAGAAGCACAAGAAGCAAGTGCGAAAACAACTAGGAGATATCCTAATGTCAAACGAAGAAACGAAGACATACAGAACTTTCATGGAGGGTCTGGAGAAGAATATTCGTTCTTGGAACTCTGGCAATGATCGTATTATGGTGCGAGAGAAAGATGGACATCCTGTGTTCATCGTGTCCAAAGACGAGTTCTCTATATGCAAGAGCAAGAGAAAGAAGTTTGAGAGATGGAGCAAATTCTTCGATCCTAAGTCCACCAATGGACGCAAGATCAAAGAGTATTCCCACAAGAACCCTAGCAAACCCATCGTCCTACAGTGTTCACAGACTGGTGAGATGATTTACTTGAGAAGGCGAATGAATGATTCGCGTTTGAAGCACAACAAGAGAGTAGTCAAAGATGATTGAAATGGCATTTCTAATAATGAATCTTTGTCTTCCTATGGAGGTGATGAATGAAAAAGGTATTGATACTATGCATGTTTCTGCTCGGATGCAGTTCCGGGAAGATTCCATCAGGGATGTCGGGGGTGGACGCCTCTGCTCTGGTGGGCAATGCGACAAGAGAAGAAATAGAACAAACGATAGAGATCTCGGAAGCGACTGGAGAAATAACGGGGCATCTAGATCTGATCGATGGGGAGGCAAATGGGATTCTCAACGACATAGCAGTAGCAGACCCAGCACCAGATCCGCTGATCAGCGGGATCGAGAACAGAGCAGAGAGGATCATCGAAGTGGTCCACGACTCGGAACTAGAGATGGTAAGAGTGGACGAAGCCTTGGAAGATCTACATCAAGCAAACGACAGCCTCACCGGGGCAATTGGAATGATCGAGAGTCTGGAAAACGAGGTAGCGGAGTATGCGATCTCGGACAGGGAACTTCGGAAGGACGCAATAGAGAATCTGTACGCATACATCACGATCTTCTTCGTGGTGGGGTTTGCAATGATAGTAGGGGGAGCATTCCTCGCTTTATTCGTGAGCGGAAGAGCAGGAGCAACGGTTCTGGGGATAGGAATATTGACTGTGGGGTTCGCAACCGCGAGTCAGTATTACCTAGAGGAGATTGCAACAATCGGTCTGATCGTGTTCGTGATCGGGTTCCTAGCGACCGCAGGGATCATCACATCGATGTTGCTGAAAGGCAAAAAGACAGAGCAAGCAATGGAAGAGATCATCGAACTCATCGAAGAGATGAAGGCGTATTTGAGTCCAGAGGAACGAGAGAAGATCTTCGGTCCCGGCGGAGTCGCCAGCGAGATGACCACGGATCTGACCAAAGAAATTGTTTCACAGATCAAGATCAAAAAGAAACTAAATAAGGCACACGTTTTACTAGATAGGAAAAGCAACCAATGACCATACAACGAAGAATCTGGCAATCAAGGATTAGAGGTCTTCCTACAGATCAGGATGTNTCTCCTGCTGAGGCTGAGTCACCCCCTGCACCACAACCANTGGAAGAGGAAGAAGTGGCAGCAGAAGAAACCCCGACTGAAGAAAAATCAGCCGACTAGACCGTTCAGATCACAGAACAGTTTCTTACAGATGAAGTAGGCATCCACGATATCAGTAATCGGGTTGCTTACTTCTTTTCTTTTTGGTGTCATCAGGTTGTGAATGTCTAGATCAGTTTCCTTCATCCAAGCGTTGTACATATCCATCTTGGTGGAGTGTGCGTGACCACAGGCAAACTTCTTGATCGTGGTAGGAGTGTAAACGTCATATGGCGTGTCCGAAACCCATAGTTTGTGCTTCAGTAGTCCTGTGTTCTCTGCAATATGAAAAACCCTACCCGTAGCCCCGTAGGCGTACCCCTCGACCGCTACATGGTCTAATTTGAACAGTGGTCGGATTGCCCACTCTGCGATATGGTTATATCTTGATTCTTCGCAGTCGAATTCTGTAGGGAGTTCTTTCCCACAGATCATACCGCCAAGCCACTTTTTCATCAGCATCTTGGTTCGGGTGAGATAGAAAAACTTACAGTTCGTGATATCCCAATGGTCCCCGATGTGGACACATATGGCTGGTGATGTCATACTATAGTCTACACCCGCTAGTCTCATATATTATTTATGAATCTTACCGCAATGCGGCAAGGAATAACTGTCCAATAAGAACGCCAGCCAATAGACTTCCTAGACCTACACCAGCACCNAATGGCGTGCTTAGTAAGTAGATCTTATTGTTTACCCATTCCTTCCAGTTGTTTTCGTTGTTGTTCATTTTCTAGAACCTCCTCAATCCAATTTTTATACATCCTGATGCTAGTGGCGCTGCACTCGATGACATTTATGTCACCGTTGCTCAGGTGCATCGTATAAGATGAAATAACTCCAATGAGTTTCCCCTTGTAAAGTACAGCACCACCAGAATCTCCGTGCCAGATGGGACCATATATCGGAAGGAATTTGATGAACCAAGGTTCCTCTACGATAGTACCGTAGTAGAAGAATGTTTCATCTTTAGACCATTTCTTGTGTCCTGCACCATACCCCACGGTGGTGATATCACACATTCGTGAATAGTCTCCGCCTCCCCATAGGTTGATAGGGGTTGCTGTCATGGGACACTCAAGGAAGATGATTCCAATATCATTGGCTGAAGACCAGATACCATAGCGTTCGTGAATCACGAATTCCCGAATCATCACTTCTTCGTCCCCATTTTTGACAGAGAATGCATTATCTCCGTCTAGACAGTGTGCAGCAGTGATGACCACATCTGGCTGAATGAGTGTACCACTAGCAATCATGTCGCCATCTTTTGTGGCGATCATAACGACAGCAGGATAGAGATCGATCTCTTCCGCGTCAAGATACTCGAAGTACTTGGGGTCGTTGATTGTTTCGATGAGTTCTCTGGGGGATGCATTTGGTGGTGGAGGATTATAAGTTACCGTCCATTGAGCCGGGGCGCAACCAAACAGAAATATGGCGGAGACAACCGTGGTCCCCAGTTTTTTCCAGAGCATAATGTATTTATACGAGAAGTGGCTGCTACTAAATACAATAATGACAAGAAGTTTCAAACAACACATCAATCTCTCGAATCTATATTCTCAGTTCGAGGACGCCACAAAGGATACTCATCGGCTTGAGAAGATTGGCGATGAACATAAAATCCTTGTTCCTATAGAACCAGATACGACTAGATCATCCCAACTCGTAGTGTCTGGACATCAGGGTGATGAACCCGCAGGTGTGCAGGGTCTACTTCAGTGGTGTAAGGAACGAGACGTTCCCAGCCATATTAGGATCATTCCTGTGATATCCGAGGAGTCCTACGTCAACGGCACTCACTTCGATGATGACGGACAGAACCCTAACCTTGGTTTGCCCTCACACGCATCCGATGAACTAGAATCATTGATTGAAGAGAGTGAACTGTTGATGGAAATTTCTGCTGGTGGCTATCTTTCTTGTCAAGAAGATCCAGACCGTGGTATGGGATATCTTGTGGTTTGGAAGAATGGCGGAAAGCACAATATGATCAGCGAGATGCTAGATGAAATCAAGTCACGATTCCCCGTTCATAAGAATGGACTGGTCAGTGGTGACGAGATCGAGGACCGGACTACGCTGGGTGCATTTTGTGTTGACCTCGGCGCCAGAATGGCGATCACCGCAGAAACGCCAGTTGAGGGATTCCCCCTGCCGGATCGGGTCGCTTGCCATGTGTCCATTCTGGACCTATTCGTCCGATAACCAAGACGACCCGAACAAAACCCTAAAATAAAAAAGATTTCGCCTCCTAAACCCCTATCAATACTGGACTTAGGCGAAAAAACTCCAAAAAAACCCCATACAGCCCCTTGCAATCGAGCCCATTTGTGGTACAATGGAGATGTCGCGGGACGAATCCCGATGGCATTTCCCTGACCTCCTTTGGAGTTTCTGATGAGTCTAAAAACCCGACAACAGAAGTATGTCGATGCCCTCGCGGGTGCCGGTATGACTTCCCCTGTCACGCGGCAAGATCTGGTCGCTGTGTGCGAAAGCACCGGCATCTACGCCTGCCCGCCTTCGTGGATCACGCAAGATAGCGACCGTTTGGTCGAGCGTGGTCTTTACAACATCCCCGAACTGTCCAGTGCGACTCCCGCGACAACTCCTGCACCCGTGCAGGGTGCCGCTCCTGTTGCAGTGGTTTCTGCTCCTGCGATGGTCCAGACTGCTACGGCAGCGATGACCCTCGGCATGACGGGTGGCGAGCGGACTTCGCTCATTCCCCTAGCATTCGACGGTTACGTCAAGTGGGGACACTTCTCTGACGTTGAGAAGATCGTCCGCTCTAAGCAGTTCTACCCGATCTTCATCACGGGACTCTCCGGCAACGGCAAGACTCTCATGGTGGAGCAGGTGTGCGCCAAGTTGAAGCGAGAATGCTTCCGCGTGAACATCACGCGCCAGACCGACGAAGACGATCTGCTGGGTGGGTTCCGACTCATCAATGGCAATACTGTCTGGCAAGACGGTCCTGTCGTTTCCGCCATGAAGCAGGGTGGCGTCCTTCTGCTCGATGAGGTTGACCTTGCATCGCACAACATCATGTGCCTGCAACCAGTCCTTGAAGGTAAAGGTGTATTCCTCAAGAAAATCGGTCAATGGGTTACGCCCGCTCCCGGTTTCACCGTCTTCGCCACTGCCAATACCAAGGGCAAGGGTTCGGATGATGGTCGATTCATCGGCACCAGCGTTCTGAATGAGGCATTCCTTGATCGCTTCCCGATCACGTTGGAACAGCCCTACGCGACTCCCGCCACCGAGCGGAAGATTCTCGCCAAGCAGGGATGCGATAACACATTCGCGGACCACCTGACCCGCTGGGCAGACATGATTCGCAAGGCATTCTCTGAGGGTGCTGTGGATGAGATCATCTCGACGCGCCGTCTGGTGAACATCACCAAGGCGTATGCCATCTTCGGCAGCAAAGAGAAGTCCATCAACTTCTGCCTGTCGCGGTTCGATGACGATACGCGAGAAGCGTTCTCCAACCTCTACTCCAAGGTCGATGCCGATATGTTGGCAGGGATCGATGAGAGTACATCTGCTGATAACTCCGATGCCACGGAGTCGGCAGATGCCAGCAACAACAAGTGTCCCTTCTGATGATAGCACATAAAGACATCACGACCATGGAACATTGCAAGATCCACCAGACCATTATGACGGTCGTGGACGATGCGTACTTGATTGAAGAAACCCATACCCCAGAAGGCGGACTTCCGGGTGTACGAGTGTCTGTGCAGGAAGGTGTCAACGATGGCGCCCCTGTCTGGACTGAATGTGATGCCGAATTGACCGATTGGGTCTGGCATCTTTACAATGATTTCCAAGCGGCGGATCCCCCGTCCG